CGCTGATCAAAGGCTTTGAAGGTGGGTATCAGTATAAGCGAATGCAGGTGTCTGGTGAGCGTTATGCTGATAAACCAGACAAGAACCATTTCTCTCATGTGCATGACGCATTGCAGTATCTGATGCTGGGTGCAGGCGAGGGAAGGCAGATCATGTCGAACCTTTCAATGCAAACCAAACCTTTCCAAGCAACCAGAGAGTTTGATGTGTTTAGCCGCAAGCCAAAGCCACGCCGTCAGGGTCTGTGGTCGAGGATGTAGTTTTGTGCGTTGATCTGCATTTATGCAGGGTGTAGTGAAAAACTAGAAGGAGATTTTATTATGTGTATGGGTGGTGGCGGCGGTAAGCCTGCAGTTTCTGAAGACGAAAAGATTGCGGAAGAAAATCAGCGCAAAGAAGAACAGCGCAAGACAGAAGAAAACAAGGCAAAGCAGTTAGAAGATACTGCAAAGTCTAAGCGGATTGGTGGCGGTGCTTCTCGTAAGTCATTGCTGACAGGAAGCAAGGGCGGTCTTGGTTATTACGACAAGACTCTGTAATGCACGAAAAGTCAGCCAATCTTCTGCTTGAAAGATATGAACGCGCTAAAACTGAGCGTTTGAACTTTGAGCCATTGTTTGAGGAGTGCTATGAATACGCACTCCCTATGCGGCAATCCTTCTTTCATGAGGTTGCTGGACAGCGGCGTGATGACAAGATCTTTGATGAGTCTGCTGTTGTCGGCACGCAGGAGTTTGCATCACGGCTGCAGTCTGGCCTTGTGCCTAACTTCGCACGCTGGGCTGATTTTATTGCTGGCTCTGAAATACCACCAGAGCAACAGGATGAAGTTAATAACCAGCTAGATGAGGTTACTGATTATGTATTCGAGGTTATCCAGAACTCTAACTTCGGTCAGGAAATCCATGAAAGCTTCATGGACTTGGCTGTGGGAACAGGCGTGTTACTGGTTGAAGAAGGTAACGCAATCAATCCTGTTCGTTTCAATGCAATTCCTCTACCAAGTGTGTATCTGGACACTGGCCCTGACGATCAGATTGACCACATATATCGGTCACGCGATGTCAAGAATGCTTCAATACCAATTGCGTATCCAAAAGCTGTGCTTGGAGAAAAGACTCTAAGAGCAGTCAGCACTCAGCCAGAAGCAAAAACAAAGATCCTAGAGGTTGTCTGCAAGAACTACGACAACCCTAATGAAGATCGTTTTGACTTCTATGTTGTTAATGAGACTGACAAAGAGATTATCTTTTATGAGCAGTTCCGTGGCACTGGCTCTAATCCGTTTGTATGTTTCCGTTGGTCAAAAGCATCAGGCGAAATCTACGGACGTGGCCCACTGATCAATGCTCTATCTGCAATCAAGACTACCAACCTGACAATCGAGTTGGTATTAGAAAATGCGCAGATGGCTATCTCCGGCATCTATCAGATGGATGATGATGGCATCATTAACACAGATACTATCAACCTAGTCCCTGGCACCATCATTCCAAAAGCTATGGGTTCTGCCGGTTTGCAGCCTATCCAGAACGCAGGAAACTTTGATGTGGCTAACATTGTCTTGAATGACATGCGCAGCAATATCAAGCGTGCGCTTTATAACGATATGTTAGGCGACCCTAACAAAACGCCAGCATCTGCAACTGAGATTGCAGAACGCATGGCTGACCTATCAAGACGCATTGGTTCTGCCTTTGGACGATTGCAGGCAGAGATGGTGCAGCCTGTGCTGCAGCGCGTTGTGTATATTCTAAAGAAGCAGGGTCGGATCGAACTGCCTTCTATTAATGGCCGTGAGGTCAAGATCCGTTCTGTGTCACCGCTTGCGCAGGCACAGGCCAACCAAGATATCTCAGCCGTATCTCGGTATCTCCAGCTTGTAGGCAGTAGCTTCGGGCCAGAGGTGTTAAATATTCTGATCAACTCAGAAGACGTTGCGGTATATCTTGCCAAGAAGTTTGGTGTTCCTGACACGCTAGTCAGGGATAAGGTTGAGCGTGAGCAGCTATTACAAGCTGCACAGCAATATGCGCAGGCTCAACAACAAGGTGAAGTACCTGATGTCGAAAACCTACTTCGGGGTTGATGGGTTTCAACGCCCACCAGCCGAAGACCAGCGTATCTCCAAAGACATAGACAGTGTTTTCAAAACCCCCACAGGCAAGGAGGTTTTGAAATACTTGCGCTCGATCACCATTGAATCCGTTCAAGGGCCGAATGCAAGTGATGCCGAACTGCGCCACCTCGAAGGGCAGCGGTATTTAGTTGGCGTTATTGAACGCCGTATTTCACATGCACAAAGGATAAAGCAAAATGGATGAAGCAGATAATGTAGAGGTGGCTGTTGCTACTGAAGCACCTGTTGACGGTAGCCAATCTGGAACCGTGGATAGGCCAGAATGGTTGCCGGAGAAATTCAAATCGCCAGAAGATATGGCAGCGTCATACTCAGCATTGGAGTCGAAGCTAGGGCAAGGCGAAGAAGCCATTCGCACACAAGTTAAGCAAGAGATGGAAGCTGCAAAATATGCCGAGCGTCCAGAAACATCTGGTGGCTATGAAGTGCCAGAGGGTTTGGATGAGGGCTTGGTTAATGACAATGATCTATTCAAATGGTGGGCAGATCATTCGCATGAGCAGGGCTTTGGGCAGCAGAAGTTTGACGAAGGCATTCAAAAATACATGGAGTTCTATAACTCTATGCAGCCTGACCTTGATGCAGAGCGTGTGCAGCTAGGCGAGAATGCTGACGCACGCATTGAAGCTGTCGAGTTATGGGCAAACAAGTTCTTTCCTGATGATGTGTCTGATGCTGTGCTGCAGCTTGGTGCTTCAGCTAAAGGTATTGAAGCGTTGGAGCATATCATGCGTAACACAAGTCAGTCACAAATGTCATCTGATGGTCAGCCTGCTCAGTCTCTGGGCGAAGACGAATTGCGATCAATGATGCAAGATCCGCGTTATTGGAACCCAACAAAGAGAGATCCATCATATGTTGCCAAAGTCGAAGAAGGTTTTTCCAAGGTCTACCGCTAAAGACTTTCATCATGATGGTGACATCAGGATAACAAACTCTACTCTGGATCATGCTGATTACCTGCAAAATCATCTGAGGCTGACAGATGTGCGGGAGTGCATGATTCATGGTGCAACGCCTTGGCGGGCGTTGCACTACCCCTTAAAGAAAAGCGATGCTGTAACATGGACGGCTCTGTATAAAGAGGAGCCTGTTTGCATGTTTGGTGTTGTGCCAATAAGCAGTGAAGATGGGTTTAAGACTGGATCTATATGGCTGCTTGGTACAGATCTTATTGACAAACACCCTCGCAAGTTTCTCCCCCTTACACGCAAGATGCTTGATTACATCGCACAAGATTGGGATGTGCTTGAGAACGTGGTTCCTATTGACCATCACAAGACGCTTAACTGGTTGAATTGGTTAGACTTTATGTTTGGTGAAGATGTCGTAAAGATTAACGGCTTTGCGTGCGTCCGTTTTGTGCGTTGCGCTCCACACATAGAAGTGACATTTGAATAGCATACGGCCTGTTTCTAACTGACAGCCTCGCCATGAGACAACTGGATGACGAGCGAAACGGACAACCGAAGGTGTAAATTTAACTTTTGTAATGAGGACTGAATCAAATGGCGAATACAATTGATATCGCATTTATCAAACAGTTCGAGTCAGAAGTACACTTGGCGTATCAGCGCATGGGTTCCAAGCTACGGAACACTGTTCGTACCGCTGGTAATGTTCGTGGAAGTGTAGTTCGTTTTCAGAAGATTGGCGCAGGCGCGGCAACCACGAAGACTCGTAACGGCAACGTAACTCCAATGGAACTGGTACATACCAACGTAGAAGCCACAATGGCTGACTTCTATGCACCAGAGTACATCGACAAGCTCGATGAACTGAAGGTCAACATCGATGAGCGTCAGGCTGTAGCAACATCTGCTGCCGCTGCTCTTGGTCGCAAGACTGACGAAATCCTCTACACAGCAATGG